GCATTTTCTATATCCTGCCTAACTCTACCCAACTCTTGTATAAAAGTAACTTTATCATAAGCCATTATAACTATGTTCTTTACTGTTTCATCTTCTATGTTAATTCCGTTATCCATAGCTTTGGTACATATAAGCACTTTACTTTTAAATTTGCTTTCATTTATTATGCTTTGTAAATCCTCGGAATCTTTTGTTTTTGTATCTTTTGTAATAATCTCACACTTATGTATACCTTCTAATCTTTCTTTTATGTCATTTGCATCTGATTTTTTTGTTACAAATACTAGCCATTTATCTTCACTTTTATCGTTTTTAATTAAAGTTGTGACATCATTAATACTCTTAAAATATTTACAATCAACATAGCTATAATCAATTCCTGTATCGTATAACTTAGAAGGCCAATATTTATTTTTACCAGTTCCAAACCATTCTTCCAAGCTATTATTAAACCCATTTTCTATAGCCTTTTCTATCTCATCCATAGTGGCTGATATAAATATCTTAACCGCATTTCTATGTCTTTCTCTAATTAGAGCTTCAAAGGCTAAATCTGTTTTATTATTAAATCCTGAATCCGATAAAAAGAAATGACATTCATCGCATACTATATAATCAAAGTGATCAATATTAAATTCTTTAAGTCCATAATCTTTTCCATTCTTCATTTCAGATATTTTCTGATAGCTTAGTATTGTAACATTTCCTATTTTACGAGCATCATCTAAGTTATCCGGAATAGGTTGATTATAATAGTTAAACAAATCTATTTTTAATTGCCTTTTTAAGTTAGTTCTATTAACAACAATAAGCATACTTTCCCAATCTTCCATATATGGTATTAACTTATTCTTTATAAACCATGTTTTACCTGTTCCAGTTTGTGCTTTGATAGATACAACATCACCTTTTCTCCACTTTTTATAATCATTTCCTATTACATCACTTACCCATTGTAGATTTAATTTTTTACCCATAAATTCATCAATCCTTTCAATTCAATTTTATCTAGACCTTGTACACCACTTATCATATAACTGTTGCGTTTCTATATCGTTAAATACAAAAAATATCTTTCCAGTTTTCTTATGTATTTGTGGCCTTTCTTTTGGCATAACTCCATTCTCCATATAAAAATAAGCTTGTTGCCAATTAAAAATCATTCTATTCATTTCTAATCAATCCTTTCTAATTAAAAAGTAAGTTTTAAGACCGTCCAATTTTTGGCAAGTCCTCTGTAACCACCTGTTCACATTCCCTTTAGGGAAGGGGCACTAGCCCCAACCTATTACCTATTAATCAAACCAAATGTTACTACCATCTCTATCTACTACTTTTAACTTCATTTCATCTTCAACTTTATCTTGATATTTAGGATATATATATCCATACTTTTCTCCAGTAGTAACTCCATATAAATTATAGTTAGTCCACTTTCCACTTTCCTCTACTTTAACTTGTAATATATCCTCGATATCTTCTCTAAATAATTTAACTCCAATTCTCTTATCTTCTGTTAATTTACCTAGTTTCTTTTTACAAGCTATTACCTCTTTATGTGTTATATTTACATTAGGATCTATAGGATTTAGCACCTTTCTATATCGTTCCTTAAAGCAAATGACATCTCCTTCATTATCTTTTTTATACGCTGTCCCTACGCCGTTATTAAGCTTTAGAAGGTGTTTCCAAAGTTCCTCATAAGCAAATTCAATTATAAAATGAGAGTTAATCCTAGCGTTGCCATATTCAGTTTCATAGCCTGTTCTTACTTTATGTAATGCTCTTAGAATCTCCTCGTAATTATAGCAACTAGCGATAGAATCATATGCGTTATGTGTTTCTATATTTATCTTCATATATTCTTCTTTCCTTTCTTGATATAAAGGAAATAGCTTGTCCTGTATCTCCATATACTTTTCAGTTGGATACTTATATTTCTTTTGTTCTTCTCTTAATTCTTTTATTTTTGCATTTACTTCTAATTCATTTTTATGCTTTTGCCATCTATCTGCTATTTGCTTTAAACTATCTACTAGTTGTAGATTATAAGCTTCATTTTTATCCATTCCTTTAACTAAAAGATTGTGGAAATAGTTATTATTGTACTTTCTATCCTTTATATCCCTAGCATTTGCTCCATAGTTTTTTATAATGTAATTTGCATATACATTTAATAAGCTGTTAGAACTTTCTGTATCATAGTATTTAACAGTTTTGTTCTCCTTTTTATATTTAGCATAGTAGATATATCTAGGCTTTTTAATACATTTAATGGCGCTATTCAAAGGTCTTAACATGGTAGAATCTACATTTATACCAGTTTTAGGACTGTCGATTGCCATCATTTGTAATAGAGTTAAGTAATAACTATAAACTTTAAACATTTGGAACCTGTTGTACATAAAGTCTTCTATCTCTTTTTCTTCTAATTGTGTATAATCTTTTATTTTTCCATCTTCAATATCTTTCTTTAAATTTTCTTTGCGATTATTGATTCTATTTCTAATAATTGTCCACTTTTCTCTGTTATCTATATTTCTCTTACTAAGTGTTTCTTCTTTAATAGTTTTAATATCATCGTCAATTGAAAAGTAACAATCCCAATCAACATCATAGTGAGGTAACGCCTGTATTCTATTGGATATAATCGCACCTTTGTTAGATAAAGCACCTATGGAATTTCCTCTACCTGCAAGTATTCTTTTATACATATTTTCTCTATTGTAAGTTTCTTTTAACGCCTTGCCATCAAATTGATTGTGAAAAAACCATGTTCTACCATTTTCATCTACATCGTCTATTACGCCGTTGTAAATTGTTTCTTCTTCGATAACAAAAGAAATGTCTCCATCTGTATCTGCCCCACTTTGCAACATTAGCGTATCATCAAATGGATAAAATATTAATTCTTCTGTCAAATCTCCAAAATATTTATCATACAATTTATTTGGTTTAAGTTCTGTTTTAATAATTTCCGTAGCTGAATTTAAAGGACACCTTGCTAACACTCTCTTTCCTAAGTTTTTAGGAACATAATGGTTGTAAGCATTTAAGCCGTTTTCTTTGTCCATAGAAACTTCTATGCCCTTTAACTTACCATCTTTATATATGTATTGGGGATCTACTAAGGAATTAATATAGCTGATTATGTCATGGACTTGTGTTTTGTAGTTGCCCTTAAGTTTAATACCTCCTCCAGCTAATTCATTAATTTTCTTGTTTACTAGGTTACCAACTACTTTATAAAAGGATTGGCACTTTTTAATACCTTCATCAAGTTGCAATATCCCATGCATCTTTGTACTTGGAGATAACGCCTCCATATCTTCTCTTTTTACATCCCCTAGCATAATACGTACAGTATCTGTATCTAAATCTATAGCTTTTTTATAAGTTTCTTCATCAGCTTTTTGCAATTCCATCAGTTTTTTTAGTGTAATTATTATATTAGATAGTACCTGATAATTAGCTTCCGTATATTCTTTAACAGCTTCTTTATTAACCTTTGTTATATTAAATCCAAAAAATAAATCTTTATATTTAGCATATTTAGGGCTATTCATTAAATCTGCTATTTCCTGTTGACTCGAGAACCATTTGCCCCATTTAACCATGCTCTCATTTAAAACCACATCCACTTGCATTAGATCTATATCATTATTCCACATATCCTTGACTATTAGCTTGTCCAACTTAAGTTCTTCCTTTATGTATTTCTTGTGGTCAAATCTTACTATAAGTCCCTTACCTGCTGTTCCTAAGGTTCTTATAACTGCAAAATCTATTTTATATTTTTTACCTAACTGTTTTTGTATTTCATCAAACACGCTGGGCATTCCAAAACCACATCCGTCCATAGCTGTATGCTCTAATTCTAGATTTTGCTTTTTAACTAATCTTAAATTATTTAAATCTATCTTATTTTCTTCTATTTCCGCAAATTCTAAGTAGTTATTGGAATATTTATAAAATGCCTCGGGCAAAACTGCTATTTTTATTTTAGGTAGTTTCACTCTATTCCCTGAAGATAAAAGTAAAGTTAATCTAGCAACTATATCCTTATTAATACACATTGTTTCGCCTTTTTTAGTTTCTAACTTCCCTAGACTAGCTACATCTTCTAATGCCTCTTTAAAATCTCGTTCGTCTTTATCAATAAAGAAATACTCACAGCTATACTCAACTTCTATATCTTCCTTTTTCATCATCCCAACACTGGTTATAAGGCTTACGTATTCCTTATCTTTATATTTAACTCCATTTTCCAAATAATCTAATGCCAATTCTTCATTAATAGGCAAATCTACTTTTATAATACTTTCTATTTTTTCTCCTAACTTTTCTTCTCTCCAAAGTTCGTATATTCTAAATACATCATTATCATCTAATGTTATTTCCTTAACTATGTCTACTATATTTTCCTCTTTCTTTTCTTCTTCTTCCTTTACTACATCTTCTTCTTTTATTTCCTCTTGTACTTCTTCCACTAACACCTTTCTTACTACTTCATCAACTTTAAATTGTCTCACTCTCAATTCCTCCTTAATATATTTAATATTTTCTAAAAATAGATTTGCAAAGGCTAAAATTTCAGCCCTTGCAGAGTTTAATGGGTATGTAATTTTTCATATCCTTTAAGCAATTCCAAAATCGAAACGGAAATATTTCCGAGTCATAATAAGTGAACTACTCTCCACCTTTCCCCACTTGTGGAGAATTTCGCACATTTAGGTTAAAATTTAGGTTACACTTACTTCACGCCAAAATATTTTGGAGTCGGATATTTTATTACCGAAGATAAGTTCGTAAATAAAATCTTTAATAGTGGCAATGTGTCACCTATGGTTACCCTCGTCATCATGTCGAACCCCTATCCAATCAATATTTTTTAAATTATTTTTTGTAAAAACACTTGCATTTTCATAATTAGCGGTATATAATAAAAAAGTATTATAGAGTAGCTATATATCATTCTAGGTATAGTTATACCCGTTTTTATTTGCTATGTCAAAATTTATTTTTACCATTATTAGTCATAAAATTACATATGTGTTTATTTAGCCTTTAGAGCCTTTCTAAGGGCTTTTATTAATTAGATATATAAGTTATCGTCTAAACATGTAAAACCGTTCCTAGGGCGTTCTAAAGCTCTTAAACGTTGTGTATTTAACCTAACTATTATCTAGCCAAACTTTTAGGATGTCGATACTATCGATACCCTAATTACTAACCTTATCTTTAATAAAGTTATCTATCTTTTCTAAAGTATTAATATGTAGATCTTGCTTGTTGTTTCTGAATCTAGATAAGGTTTCTCTGCTTATATTTATTCCTTTAGCTACAAAAGATAAAGATGATCCATATTTATTTAGATAATTTATTAGCTTTTCTCTAACTTCTTCCTGCATTATAAGCACCTCCTTTCTATTTAATATTGTGATAGTGTGATAAAAAAATATATAATTGATAGTTTTCTTACCGCTTAGAGTATTTCGGAAATTTGACATTTTATCCTTTGTAAACGGCTTGGTTGTCACGTTTATCAACATTTTTCTTAATCAAGTATTTTGTTTCTTTTTTGTCTCTATTCATTTATAGATTTCTTAATTTGCATAAAATACTCTCCAAATCTAGTATCTATCTATATTCAACTTATTTTGTCTGTTTTCGTTTTAAATAACAACATCTCTCAAACGTTGTAACCATGCTTATTACAAGGATTTTACTTTTCAAACATGCACCAAAGTTAGTAATATCAACGTTTATGTCGATTAAGTATTTTATCAAGTCGGACGTTTTAAGCAATATTTTGTACCCTCCAAGTTGTCAGGTACAAATTTATGTTCCCTAAAGTAATATCTTAAAAACTTACCCCTAGGCATTGATATTACTTGTTTAGAGTTACTTTTAAAAAACATGTTGAATTTCAAAAGGGCTTACAAATGGCATAACCATGCACCATAAGATTAGATTAGCAAATCGGAACATCTATATTTCTTCATATTGACAGAGTTCCTTGAAGAGTTCCTTGAAGGAACTTAGACTATCGGAAAAATCCGAAACTCAACTGTCCACCATCAGCACTCACTCCCATTTGGGCGTTCTTAGCTTCGTATCTTTTAAATTTATAGGAAA